AATGGGTTTTGTCCTGGAATAGAAGGACTACCAATAGCACCATCTTCACCGATTGCTTGTGTGACTGGTATCGGAGGTCTTCCATCTTCACCTATACCTGCTGCTTGTGTTATCATTTGTGGAGGTCTTCCCATTTCAGAATTAGCAGGACCAAATGTTGGCATCATTCCACCACCTATACCACCGCCACTTTCCATTCCCAGTGTCATCATCGGAGGCATACCACCACCCGGCATTTTAATAGGTGTACCTTGTTCTCCTAACATTCTTGTTGTAGGTGCACTAAAAAAACCACCACCATCTTCTCCTACTGCCATTGTTACTGGTCCAATAGAACCACCGTTCTCTGGTATAGCTAATGTTCCAAGATTTGGTGGACCAAAATTACCTCCACCTCCACCAGGATTTAAAATACTACCACCTTGTTCTCCAACTGCCAGTGTGTTGATGTTTCCTATACCAGCTCCTATACCACCACCGCCTTCAGGATCAGCCATTGTCATGGCATGATGTGGTATGCCAACTGAGACAGGATCTATGGAGGCAGTGCCTCCAGCGAGAGGGTTACCTGTTTGCACACCTGCTGCTGCTGCAGCTTGTCTTAAAGTTCTTTGTTCATTACCACCTGAGTCAGGAATAAACCCTTCTTCACCTACAGCCAATGTTGTCATTTACAGAGCTCCTTATACAAACATTCTCCTAACTTACCTTTGGTTTTGTTGTCAAATACAATAAACATAGGCATGTCATTAGTTTCCAAATAATAATAATCAGTCCCATCAAACATAAAATCAGAAGCTGTAAAACTTAGGTCTAAAAGTTTGTTTAATTCTATCAGCTTTTGTTTTAGGTCCCCTGGAACTTCCACACATTTACAGTCTACTTCACTGTCTTCTCTGTAGTCTATCATCGAAGTCATTATTTCGAAAGCAAATATAGTGCCTTTAATAGCATATATTCTGATGTTTTTGCCAACTATTTTGTCCTGGATTATACAAGGATAAGTGGCTTCGTTGCCTTCTGCTACATGAGCCCCTCCTGTAACAGGCTTTACTATCTGTTCTTTTCTATCTATTCCTTGTGAAAATACAGTGTGTGGTATCTTAAGACCAACTTTCTTAGCCATCTCCAAGTCGTACAGTTTAGATATAGGAGGCATCATTTTGTTTCTGTTGTGAACCTTCACCTCAGGATTAGCTAGTATATAGTTATAAAGCATATACTGATTAGAATATTTTTTATGTGTCTGAGGTTCAAAAACATTATGTCTCATAAATACTGCTCCTGGTTCTATCAATTCTTTATTTATGTAGAACTTGTTTTGTTGGAGGTCCCACTCAAAAACGCTGTTTAAATCTACAAACTCGTCAAAGTGATGTTTTATGCAAACTATGTTGGGGTCGGTCAATTGACCAAAGATATAAGATTTCACTTCACCATGCCAAGTAATGTTTCAATAAAAATTAATCCAACAGCCCCCACTGTAGATAAAACAACCCAATAGATTTTGTCTATCTTGCCACCCAATTTCTCTACGTCCTTGTGCACGTGTGATACGTCTTGTTTTATATTATCTAGTTCTCGTTTCACCCCGGTTATGTGTCCTTGTATTGAAATTATGTGTTCGCGTTCTGTTTCTGGTTCCATTTCCATTATACAGTTCCTTTATTTCTTTGATAGTAAAGTTTTTCAGTTGGCGACAAGTATACACTTTGAGCGTCTGTAAGTCCAGTCTGAGGATTAACCGCGTTGCCCGTTCCTTGAGCCATTTGGTTTGTCGCTACCACAGGGGTTCCTGTGTCAGGTATTGTTGGCACTGGCATATTTGTTTGTGGTGTCACTTGTGAAAGTTCTGGTCTTTCTTTGTAAGTTGGTTTTTCAGGCATTGTTTCCGGATNNNNCCGGATTAACGTAATCATCAAAGTATCTATATTTATAATTTTCTATTACGTAATCTAAATCTTCTTTAGGGTACAAATCATAATATCTAATTGTTATATCAGGGTAAGCGTTTCTAATATTATCAGCTCTTTTTTCCATCGCTGATTTACTGTAAGTAACAGGTGTAAATATACCATCAATTAGATTAGTTCGCTGTGTATAACTAAAATCCCTTTTTTTCAAAATTTCTTCAACGTCATATCTATTTAACAAACCAGAATCAAGTGACTTTTTAAACATTTGGTAAACATCAAACTGTGCTCTAAAAGCTTGGTCTTGTATGTTTTCAAACTCAGCAACTAAAACTTCAGCTGGTCTATTCTGCCAATTTTTTTCAGTAAAAAAATGTTCTGTGTTGTATGCCTGACCTCTAATTTTTTTAATGTCTGCAACTTTATAATCTAATGCTTTGTTTGGGTTAATAACTATTGTTGATCCACCCATTAATTTAAATAATTGATCACCTAAATTTATTTGTTGTCCTTGAGAAATATCAGCTTGTAACGCTCCATATACTTTTACACCAGTTGTGTATACACCAGGAGCTATTGACCCCAATATATGTGAAAAAGATTTGTTCCATTTTACATCTCTTAAATCATCTTTGTCATAAATTTTAGATCCAGATTTTGTAACTCCTCCACGACCACCTACAGCATAGCCTGCAGGTAACACATCAAAGAAAGGTTCTAGTCCAATTGTTTCAGCAACGAACGGAGATATTAAAGACGCTAATGGTCCATCTACTGCGTAAAATGTATTAAACATTTGTTCATCAACATTACCTGGGCTACCCTCTAATCTCATCATTTCTAAATTTTGTAAAATACCTTCTATAGGCGCAATCATATAATCATATGGATTATATGCTGACATATCAAAAGCTTTAAAACTTCCGTCTTTTTGTTTAGTTGTAATAGGTATTAACTGGTGAAAACGCATATACTCTGGACCTAAAAATTGTGTGTAAGCATTTATTTGATCTTCGTTTATGCCTGTCATAGCTGAACTAATAGCTTGTGTCGTTTTTCCTACTCCATACAGAGTTGTTAATTGACCTAGTAAACCTTTATAACCCATAGCTCTTATAGTTGGGTTGTCAGAAGCAATGTGTTTTAAAGATAAACCAGTAGCGGCAAATGTTGTTCTCATTATTTCCGCTGGAAAAGATATAAAGTTACCAAAAGGAAACTTTCTTAAAGCTTGTATTACAGGAGGAACTCGACTGTATGTAGGGTATGTTTCTCTAATCATATAGGCTGCCATTTCTTCTATGCCTTCTGCAAGAGTTTTTACTTTACCTGTAAATGCATCTTTTGTTTGAAACTCTCTACCTACAACTGTAGCAAAATAATCACTTACTTCATCAATACTTTTTACATTTCCTGTTAACTGTGATTTTACATATTCGTGACCATGCCATTTCCAAACATTATCACCTCCAGCATACATTTTTTGAACAAGTTTTGTTAGTTCTGTGTCACCAACTTTGTTTGTTAGACCAGTCATACTGTAGACACCTGTTTGTTGTGCCTTTAACTCTCTTAAAACAGCACCTAATTCTTCTGCTACAATGTTTTCATCTAGAACACCAAGTCTTACTTTTCTATTTATGTTTTCAATAACTTTATAAGGGTCAACATTTTTACCTGGACCAAAAATATCATCCATAATCATTTTAAATGATTCTCCTACTGTTACTCTGCCTCCAATGTGACCTTGGTTAAGTGCAAATAAACTAGCTGAACCAAAGTTACGAGCTTGTGTTGCAGGAGAGTAAAGTGTTTTACCTCCTTGCACTGTTGCTTTAAACGCAATTAAGTTATGATAGATTTTATTTTTCAATATGCTGTCAAACATATTAAAACCATTTAATTGTCCTACTATTTCTGGAGCACCATAAAGACCAACAGCATCTGTTTGTAGTAAACCTGTTCCCGTTTCTTTAACCTGTGATGCGTTTATAATTTTACCAAGATCTCTAGCCTCTTCTGCTGTTCTAAATAACCAACCACCTTCTAACCCAAGTCTAGCAACTCTATCCAATGCAATTTTTTGTGCCGCTTGATGAGATAAACTACTAGCAGTTTGCAGCACAGAAGCTTTTAAATTATTTTCTTCTCCTAATAATTTTCTTAACACAGTTGGCAACTCTTCTCCTGTCCTTAAAACAAGATCTTCTAACCCTAAGTCTTTTTGTGCTGCTTTTTTCATTCCTATTAAAGGATCATCCATTTCATATCGCAGTGTTTCCATAAAATCTGCTACTCTTAACTCAGCAGATTGTTTTATTGCTTCAGCAAGAGGTCTGTCGGGAAAAGCTAATTCTGCTTGAAATTTTAATGTAGGGTCTTTTTCTATCATTTCTGCCATGTATTTACGAGCAGCTACAATAGATTCTTTGCTTGGATAAAAATTAGGGTTTGTAAACATAGCAAAAGATTTTCTCATGTACTCACGTAAATTTGTTTCCATATAATTTTTCATACCACCTGCTGGTAATAAATCTGCAAATTTTGTTCTTAAAGCAGTCAAATGATTGTTCAGACGTTTTGCTGTTTCCCTTAACTCAGGAGCAAGGTGTTGTAGTTTTACTCTACCTTGTAAATAACCAAGTACTTGATCCATAAAATGGTTTTGTATGTGTTTTGATTCACCATACATGTTGTATCGTTTTTGGAAATTTTGTGCTAAATTATAAGATTCATCTTCTATTAAACGTAAAAAACTTTCAGTAGCTTTCATGTTAGATTTTATAAATGATTTAGCTTCTCCTGATAAAAAGAAAGCATCTTTAGATAATTTTCCAATGTCTCTAAACATTCCCATTACATTATCTATTCTTGCTAAATTTTGTTTTAAAGGGTCATAACTATTTACAGAAAACATAGACCAATCTTTTCTGTCAGGAAGCTGCCTTGTTAGAAAAGTTAATTGTGAAACACCTTCAGGTTCCATGTTTATTCCTCTACCATATAAATTTTTTGTAAGAGCTTGTGTTACATCTTGTGCACCAAGTAACGCTCTTGTTACAATTTGTTTACCTACAAAATTATTAATAGCTTGAACTTTTTTAGACACTTGTTGACTTGTTTCAGATATAGCTCCAGTTAACTCAGGTCTCATGCCAGTTACTACAGCTACAGCGTCCTCTGCTGCTCTTGTTAATATAGTGCTTTTGCCAGCTAATGTGTCAGCAATAGAAGTCATAGGTGGATTAATTACATATCTGCCTACAGCACCAATAGCAGAACCTACTTCTCCAGCGGCTATTTTAGTAACAGCCCACGCTGGAGGACCAACTAATGGAAACAACCCACCAATCATAGCACCATCTGCACCAAAACGAATCCTGTTTCTAAAGTTAGCTAAAGCTAAATCTCTGCCACTTAGTCCTGTTATATCTTCTTTGTCAGATAATAACAAAGGGTCTTCAAACAAATCATTGACTGTGCTGTAACGACTCATACCAACAGCGTCAGAAACACCAAACGTACTACCTAAAACAGCAGAACGTTTTGCAATATTACTTACTTTTTGAGCAGCGTAAGCAAAACCTGCAGCGTCTGTTGATTTGTCTACAAAAGTATTCATGCCTTTTGCACGTAAAGCTACTCTAGCACGGTTCATAACTTTAAACCAAGCTCCTCCAGGAACTCCTAACTCTATACCAAGTGCACCTAGTTTACCTAAAAATGTTTCAGGCTCTTCTATTCCAACTTCATCATAAAGGTCTTTTACTTTTTGTTGAACATTTGTATCTGCCATGGCGTCAATACCCATGGCAAGTAAATCAACAAAACTGAATGCTAAATTATTAACGCCTGCATCTTGCATTTTATTAATTTCTTGTATAACAGAAATATATTCTTCTTCGCTTTTAAACTCAGGTTGAAATGATCTAGAAACTTTTAAAAGAGTTGGTATTATTTTTTTTACATCATCAAACCCTTCGCCTCTTCCTTCTAACATTCCTACAACATCATCAGCAAAAGCTTTTACACTAATTAGCGGAGTTCGGTATAACGCCATTGTCGTTCCTACCCCTTGTCTAATTAAAGGGTTTTGAGTAATTAATTGAGGTAGTTCACTAAATTTAAATTTAACAGGTTTTCCTGGGTTTAATAATTCCCTGCTTTCTTCTATTATTGCACTTACTCTTTTTTCTTTTGGCAATAAATTAAATTTAGTTTCAGCTGTTTTTTGTTCATATAGTTGAAACTCTTCCCCAACAGGCAGGTACCCAGCTTTTCTTTTTTCTTCCATAACATCATCTTCACGATCAATTATTCTTGCTACTTCGTAAGGATCATACGCTCCCTCAGGTATTTCATTTGTAATTATTCCTTTATCTATTTCTTTTTGTTCTTCCATAAACTCATCTATGTTAAGTCCATATAAATTTTGTCTATAATTGCCTACAGAGGTTAACCTATTTGCTCTTATTCTATCTTCTTCTGGTGTTGTTGCTTGTACTACGGGACCACCTTTTCCCATTAAAAGTGTGTTTCCAGAAGAATCTTGTTTTATGTCATTCAGTATTTCTTTTATTAGTTTTTTAGCTTCTGTTGTGCTGCCTTCTTTTATAGCATTTACAATGGCCATAAAACGATCCGCTTCTGTTGGTCCAGTATATCCTTTCATTTGAGACACATACTTTTTAGCGTTTTTATTCACTAAAGCTAATTCTTCAGGAGTAGCAAAAACAGCTACGTCATAAAAATAATCAAACAAAGATTGTTCTGGTGTTTGTTGTTTTGTTGGAACTAAATTTGTAACAACAACTTTATTATTGTCATCTAAAGAAAATTTTGGAAATTTTTTTAAATATCTTCTTCTTTTAAATTCTGGAAATGTGTCACCTACTTGTTGGTATAAAGAATTAATTTTATTAAGCATATTTTTAGCTGTTTGTGTGTCTCCTTTTTGTAAAGCTTGTTGTACTCCTCTCATTAAAATATTAGTGTTAGCCTCAATAGATTTAGAACCTTCTGCTCCTCCTGAAAAAATATCAAAATTTGTTTTTCTTGTTTGCATTCTTACCATTTGAAACATTTCAGGGTCTAACAAATCAAAAGATTTTTGTCTTCCTACTATGTGACCTAAACTTGGTTCTAAATTAGTGCCTCTAATAAAAGGCATTAAAGTTTTTATGTACGACATATTTACTAAATCATTTTGAAACTTATCAATTTGAGACATGTTCATATTTTTAAAAAAATCAGGATCTGTTTTTCTAATTTCTGTTAAAAATTTTTCTGTTTCTTCATTAACTCTAGACCAGTTACGATCTTTTACCACGTCAGAAGTAGCTTTTGCCATAAACCTATCAGCAAGTTCAAATGCTGTTATTACTTCATTGTCAGGGTCGATTGTTTTTATGACTGATAACTGTTCTTCTAGTTTGACTATCGCGCTTCTAAAATTAGCTTCTTGAGTTCTTATATCTGTATCTCCTGATTTTCGTATTCTTGTTCTTTTTGATGAAAAATATCTAGCTAATTCTGATTGAGACATTACATCTCTATTTTTTAAATAAAAATCTATTTCTTTTGGAGTAAAATTTAACTTACCTGATGATAGACTATTAAAACCATAATCATTTAACAATTTCATTATAGGGTGAACTTCAATAAGCCCTTCGTGTTGTGCAACACCAAGTATAATATTAGCTCTTGCTGTGTCTCTTTCATTACCTGCTGTTAAATTTAAATCTTTGTATAAATCTTTTCTTGTATAATTTGGATCATTGTAAAATTTTTGTATAAGTTTAACTTTGTTTTTCTTTAAATTACTTTGTAACCACAAATGATCTTCTATTTTAAATACAGGAGACATTATATCTTTTGTAGCTTTGCTCACATTTATATTTTGATAAACACCATCTCCTAAATTTTGAACTCTGTATACAGGTGGAATTCTGTTAGGGTTATTTACATCTAATTTTTGTTTTCTGTGTGTACCAACATTAAAAATATTTTTATAAAGAGGGCTGTTTACTAATTCTTCAGGTATGTCAAAACCTAGATAGCCTGATTCTTTTACTACAGGTTGATACTGTTCAGGTGATAAAATGTTGTTTCTAAAAAGAACACCATGTCTATATACTTTATTTATACCTCCACTTGTTTTACCTTCAAATGGATATAATGAACTGTTAACGGCATCATCAATTCCTTGAAGTTTTTCTTCTTTATTTGCTAAAGCAGCCTTTGATTGTTTAGATGTAACTTGTTTTAAACCATCAACTAAAATTTGTGTTTCAGGATTAACTTTTTGTACTCCAGACGAACCACCACCTTGAACGGTTAAATCCATCACGTCTTTTTGTGCTGAGGTAGGTAACTTTTTTTCTCCTGCTTTGTTAAATATATTACCAAGTGTAGTATCTCCTTTTATAGTTTTTTCTGCGTTTCTTGTTAAGGCGTTTACAAAACCAGGCTCTAATCCTTTTTTTATTGCATCTTGTCTTAGTGAATTAATATAAGATTCTGTAGCTTTTGTTATATCGTCTTGTGTACCACCCATTTTTTGTATCAAATCAATTCTGTTTTTTAAAATTGGATGAGTTTGTTTTATTATGTCTGTCGTTAATTTAGCTTGTTGTAAACCTTTCCCTGCAGAAAAACCAAGTTTATACGGAGCAGTTGCAATTCTAGTAATAGCGTTACCAGAAACTAAAAAACCAGCTAACTCTACAGCATTGTTTCCTCTTTTAACACTTTCAGGAAGTGACTCATAAACGTCATCGGGTAAACCTATTTTATTTTGTATTACATCGTTTGTGTAATCTGTAAATTTATCTACAAAACCTGCTGGTCCAGCTAGTCCTTCTTCTCCAAAACTTCTTTCTAAAAGATTAAAAAAGTAATTACTATCTTCTGGAATATTTGCACCCATTATAGCTTCGTTAAAACCACGAACTTTTTCTCTAGCAGCGTCGTTTCCAACTGCAGCTAAACTAATTCTAGGAAGTACTGCCGCTAAACCAGAACCAAAATCTATAACTTCTTCTCCTACATTACCTGCTGTTTTAACAGCTAATCTTGGATCGTCTATGGCAGCAGACCCGTAATCAGTTACATCTGCACCGACGGGCGATAAAAGACTAGACATAGCTGCTCCTTCATATGCTTTAGAAGCATTAGCTGCCATGCTGTACCCTAAAAGTCTTTCAAAAATGCCTTTCTTTTTACCTTCTTCAGTGTAGGGAGCGTTCATTATCTCTGAAGTTCGATCTATTATGTCTTGATTCATAATAGCTAAAGAATTTCTATCAATTCCTGCACCAAACTGTTGATCGTGTTTGTTTTTTAAATACTCATCAACAAGTGCCATACGCTGGTTATCACTAAATTTATCTTCAGGGTCAAATTCTTTTATATAAGCATTTATTTCGTCTGCGTATGGAGAAATATTTTGGTCTAAAAATTCAGAACGGTAATAGTTATCCTCATCATAAACATCTCTTAAGTTTATTATACCACTTGGTTTGGTTCTATCTGGCATTTAAGCCACCTGTGTTGGTAAAGTTAAATCCGTGCCGTATTTCTGGTTAAATTTATTAATGTCTGCTGGAACTTGTATGCGAGTAAAGTCAAGCAAAGCTTCTTGGCTTTGTGTTAATAATGTAATTACTTTGTCAGTAACTTCTGGTGGTAATCTTTTACGTAATTCACCAAACGTTAATTGTGGTGATTGTTGTTGCTCCATGGTTGTAGTTTGTGTTGCACCTGGACCAGGCATTTGTTCTAACATTGGATCGCCACCGCCCTGTAATCCTACACGTCCACCTTCTGCGTAAACACTACTTGGGCTATAAATACTATCTACTTCTCCTTTAACTGCATTAATTAAACCACTTATATAAGAACTAGCAAAACCTTGTACTTTATCTTGAATTGCTTCGTAATAGTCCTCTGATCCTGGTTCATATTGACCAGAGTCATCAATTTCACGTTTTGAATTAGAGAACCAAGTTTGATACAGTTCTTTTGGAATACCTTGTATAACCTCAACAACAGCCTCTTGACCTAATGTACCTTGTAAAGGAATTTGTATCTCTTGTTGTTTACTTCTAATTTCATTTTGTAGTTTGCTCATTAGAGCTTTATCATTATTAGCAGTTGCCTCAGCTAGTGATATTTCTAATGATGCTATGTCAGAACTTAAATCTCTAAACGTTTCCATTTTTTCTGTAAACTCAAATGTTTTATTGTCTATTTCATATTTTAAACGTTTAAAATTTTCTGCATTTGTATATTTTAACATTTCGCTTTCAGCAGCCGTTTGATTTGCTAAAGCTACTCTATTTGCTTCACGTAAATTTGCTGCATTAGCAAGTTCTAATTTAATTTTATTTTCGTCTCTAATTGACTCAGCTTTTTGTTCTGCTATCCCTAGTTTTCTTGCGTATTGTTTTTGATCGTATAAAGCTCTACGTTCACCAAAAGTTTCACTTAAATCTTTACCCGCAGAAGAAAGAGCAGGTGAAGCAGATTTAAAAGCCCCCATTAAACCTGAGCCTCCAACATTAGGAGCGCCCATAATTTCAGCCCCCATTGAAGCAATTCTTAAATAGTCTGAAGTAGTAAGTCCTTTTGGCATTGCTTCCATTGTGTATGCGTCTTCGTAAGCTTGCGCTGCATTTCCCAAATTAAGACTATCTTCATCTAAAAAAACCCCCTTTTCACGTATAAAACCAGCTAGCGGATCACCTTGTTGACTTGTGTCTATTTTAGTTTCTTCATCATCTGGTATAACACCCCGAGGAGTCATTCTAGCATAACCTTGTCTAACACTTCCACCACTTGCAAAGCCAGATACAATACCATTATTGCGTGAAGAAACTTTACCTCCTCTTCTAAACATTGGTCTTCTTAATGATCTCATTATGTTGTCCCTTGATTATTTCCACTAAACATTCCACCAGCTCCTAATAAACCTAGGATACCTATTCCGCCACCTAGTAGTGTTTGTGCTGTAGATGGATCAGGTGTTGTGTTAAATCTTGTTTGTGCTTGACTTCCTTGTGCTTGTCCTAACATTTGTCCTAAGAAACCTGCCGCTTGTTGTGGTGCGTAAGCTTTAGCCTCGAGCCCCGATCTCATTGCATCTAACATAGCTTGGTTGTACAATGTTTGTTTGTCGCCCATTTGTGTCAATGCATTAATTTGATTTCCTAAACCAGCCATTTGATAATTACCCATATCCATTTGAGTTGCTGCAGCTCCACCTAGATTAGCTAACTGGTTTTGTAATGCGGCTTGTTGTGCATTTGCTAAACTTAATTGTCCTTGTGCAGCAGTTCCATATAAAGAAACATTTTGACCAGCTTGATCCATAGCTGCTGAGCCTAAACCCATTTGTTGATTGTATGCTTGATTAGCTAATTCATTAGCTTGTCCAAAACCTTTTTGTCTTAAGTCTGCTAATGTTGCAGCCATCCCTCTTGCACCTTGTCCAAGAAGTTCTCCTTCAGCTACACCAAAACGTCCACCACCAAAAGCATTACCTGCACTAGCTCCAAGATTAGCTCTTTGTTTTGCTAGTTCTGATTGGTAGTCAGCCATTGTTGAATCAATAACTTCTTGTTGATACGGTGACATAAATTGTTTGTATGCATTAGGTCCAGTATATCCTGATGCTGCAGCTAGATAAGGATCACTTGCACCTTGACCAGCCTTTGCTGCAAGCTGTGCTGCATCAAAAGCAGAACCAGCGTTTGCAATAGCCCCGGCGCCCGGTCCTGGCTTTGCTTGTCCTGTTACAGGATCATAAATTAAATCTTCAGCGGCACCAGTAAGGTTGCCCGCTTGGTCTAAATACTGTTGATAACCACCAAGACCACCAGCTAAATTTCTCGCTGCAATTGTATAACCAGATTCAGGTGCAACAAAACCGGCTCCTGTAAAAGAAGAAGGATCTACGTAAAAAGGGGAAGATGTAATATCTGAGTAACCTGTATTAGGTGATCCATCTGGCATAAATGGATTGGCAAAATAACTACCAAACTGTTCTCCCATTCCGGTTACATAAGGTGCTGGTAATATTTTTGTAGTTGTAGTTGCCATTATGCTACTGCCTCCATTTGATCCATTAACTCATACATTTTCTGTGCTGCTTCTCTAGGGTTTCCTGATCCACCTGTCATTTTATCAAACCCTTTCATAGCGTCAGCTGTTAGTACAAATTCATTTTTTGACAACATAGCGGGTACGTCATCAGCTTTTTCTTCAATACCTTGAGATACAAAAATACCATCACGGCCATCTAATTGCATACCTTGTGGCATGCCAGGAGCCGCTGCGATAATACCTGTATCACCGCCCATATTATATCCTACTCGACCACCGTTTGCCAACAAATGTTTGTATTTATTATATTTGTCAGTAATAAAAGGATCGGGTGATTTACTTTCACTATAATCATATCCTGTAAAACCTTTATATTTATTAAACCATTCAGTCCAAATTTTTCCTTCTTCTCGTTCATCTTTAATACGAGCTTTCTTAAGCTCCTCAGCCATTGGTTTCATTTGCGTAAATGTTGTTATACTTCCTATAGTTGCTACGGAATCCTCAAAATTACCAAATCCTGGTAATAGTTTACCACTAGCAGAATCAAAAAATTCTGAACCTTTTCCTATTAATCTGTCTCCAAATTTAAGCCCTTTTTCTGCCTCCGCTATACCAGAAGAATATGCAGAATCATCAATAGTTCCTGCTTCTAAATGGTCATCTAGTCCAGTTTTTGTTTTTTCAAAACCTTCAAGTCTTTTAAATCTGTTTGTAGGTTCAGGCACTGAAGGTTTAGCATTCATAAAAGCATCCATAAAAGTTTTTCCACCTGCACTTACAGGTCCGTCATTAAAACTACCTAGGCCTGCCTTTAAACGATCGTCAAGAGTTGTACCTTCAAACCCCGATGCACGATTAGCTAGAAACGTTCCGGCTGCAGTATAAGGATCAAGCTTGCCTCCATGCATTTTCATAGAACCAAGTTGACCTATAGCCATAGAAGCAAAAGGACCTAGTGGTCCTGCAAAGGCCATAGCTGCTGGACCTAAGAAAGGAGCAATCTCCTTTGGTACTAACGCGTCACCTATTTTATCTAAAATTTTACTTAGTCCCATTTATTCTCCGGTTCCAGATCCCAATGGTATCTGAATTACTTTTACACGAATATCTTTGGCTTTGTGAACTGACCAAGGTTGGCCACACTCGGAGCAGGTGCCTGTTGCCTGTTCTTCAGAATCTACCTCATTCCCGCAGTTTTTGCAATAGATTCGTTGATGTACTTCAGGCTGTAGAACAGGTACTTTTTTACCCTCTATCTGCTGATGTCCTATAATTTTAGCGTCTTGTATTTTTTTCATTATGTTATCTCCAATACTGAAACAATTATATCTAGCGCGCCCCCTGAACTTGCTGTAGCTTTAATAATGTCGCTATCCTCCAATACTAAAGTTTGATCTAGTATTTCTACTGAAGTATTAGCAGCAATAGATAAAAGATTTGTAATTTTAATATCCGCACCAACACTAGCGTCTGTATTTACTATTGTTATTGTAACCGCTCCTCCAGAGTCATTACACACACGAATAGATTTTACCAATGCTTGCACCGGTTTTTGTGGTGGAACTGTGGTAGCATTAGCAGTTGGAACTGTATATACTGTTGTTTGACCTGTAGTTGATAAAGTTAAACTTCTATTTTTATAAATATCACTCATTTTAAAAACCAAGTCCTTGCTGTTAATTCTTCACGTAAATCTTGTTGATAGGTAAAGTTTAATTGTTGTATGATGTTTTCTAATTCACGAATAAGAATATCTTGTTGTTGTCTATCAAACTTATCTTGTGGCAACGGAAGCCTTGTTATATTAATTCTTGCCATTATCTTCTACCATCCGGTTTAATATCCATTCGTACAGTACCAAATCTCCAATTATCATCAACAGCATCAGCACTAACTTTAAGGTTTGCTTGTCGTCCTCTACCTCTAACAGAAAAGAACTTAGTAGTGCTTGTTATCGTTGATGTAAAATCTCTTGTGTTTGTACTTGCTGGATAATTAGCAAACCGTACTCTAACATCTGCATTACCTGTAAGATTTTTAAAATCAGGTAAAACTCTATTGCATAAAAATACTTCGTCACCTTCTTGTATGTCAAAATCACCACTAGTTATTTCACATGGCATCGCTGCACCATCATCATTAAAACCTGCTTCATGTGCATATAGTATACTAGACCCAGCAGTAACACCCATGATAACTTCATTGTTAGGTAAAGTTGTTGGATTATATTTAGGTGCATAAGGTGCTCCGTAAACACCACGATCAACCCAAGCTGTTCTTGTAAAACCATCGTTAGTATACCAAACGTTTTCTAAATAATTATAGGTTACTGACTTGTCTAAAAAAGAAGCACCATTACTTGGATAAAACCAAGTCACTTCGTTAAAATCAGTATTAACTGCAGCTGCTACTTGTCCTTGAGCAACACTATCAATGTCATCAAATACAAAATCTTGCACTGTACAATCTAGTTTTTTAATCGCACCATCAAACATATAAAATGCTGTTTGCGACATCCAAAAAGAAACACCGTTAACATCAACAACTGAATTAGGTGACAATGCTCCACAGTTTGCACCAACTTGATTTAAACCAAAAATAAAAGGTGGTCCAATATTGTTTAATGAGTGCAACGCTGTGTCAGTCCATACTAGAATCGATCCCCTAGATCTAATTGCTGCTATAATTCTTGAACCGTCCTGAATCCTAAACGTACCTGCAGTATTTTCACTTTTTGGCGCCCATGTATTAAAATCTTCTTGTGAAGAAAATCTTAAAAATAAATCATCTTGTGTTGTACTATTTCCAATAGTTACTTCTGTTCCAAATAAAAATATATGTCTGTCAGGAGAAGATACTAAACATAATCTATTTGTTTCTGGCGCTCCTGCAACAGCCGCGGCTCTCGTTCCAGTACCTGCTGATAAATCCCAACGATATAGTTTATCATTATTACGTATAGCCAACAGGTCTTCACCAAACGTATCCAGTGACCAATAGCTTGCTTCTAGTGCAACTGTTGAAGTAGAACGTGGAGTGTTCCAAGTACTAGAATTCCAAGGACCCACACCCCAACCAAAACCAAATGTAGAAACGTTAGTTCCAACAGTAATTAAAGCGTCCAGATTTCCTGAACCTCCTCCACCTGATACAGAACCGGTAGCGTTTGATGTGTGTTGTACTGTAAATGAATTAGTATTAACAATAGACTTAACCTCAAACTCATTGTTCATATCAAGACCACCTACAGCTGAAAAGTTTTTAAATATTACAAAATCACCAACAATAAAACCATGCCCATTGTCTGCGACTGTAACTGTTGAAGAACCAGAAGTAGTTGTAAAAGGGTTTGTTAGAGCTATGTTAATTCTACGCAAAGGAGTTATGTCTGAAAAAATACCTTCAGAGTAAACATATAGTTTTCTATCTGTTCCTAAAGCTACGTAACGCACACCTGTGTTTGACACCCATGCTTTAATTCCTCTAACTACACCTGCAATATTTTTATT